GACTTTAAACAAGCTAAAAATAGAAACCTAGTTCCCACAGTAAAGATGATGAACTCTTTTTTACAAGTCTTAACTAAAATGGAAATGAATGGTATTCAAATAGATTTAGATGCATTACATGATGTAGAAACTAAATTTAAAATTGAGTATGATGAATTGAGAGAAAAGATTGATACTATAATTTGGGAACGTATGGGCGATACTAGAATAAATCCTGCAAGTCCAGAACAATTATCATGGCTTATATATGGTGTAAAAGTTGTAGATAAAAAGAAATGGGCAGAAGCATTTAACATAGGTATAGACCCACAAACTAAAAAGCAAAAGAAAAAACCTAAACTATCTCGTACACAATTTACAAGAATGGTTGCACAGATGACACAGCCTATTTACAAAACTAGGTCTCATCAATGTATACATTGTAGTGGACAGGGTAGAATACAGAAGATAAAAGTAAATGGCGAACCATATAAAAATTTATCTCCTTGTCATCATTGTTCTGGTACAGGTATAATATATGAAGAAACAAAAGCTAGAGCAGGGTTTACATTGAATCCTTCTTTTGTATCTGATGTATCAGAGGGTGGATTTAAAACAGATAGAGTAACTCTTGGTAAGTTGACTAATACAGATGATGCAGAACTAAATGAGTTTATAGAATGTATTACCAGATACAATGCTTTAGAAACTTATTTAAATACTTTTGTTGAAGGTATAAAAAGTCATTGTAATAAAGATGGAAGTTTACATCCAAAGTTTATGCAATGTGTTACAGCTACAGGTAGACTATCTAGTAGAGAC